AGGTTCCCTGTTCCGCCTGGGCGAGAGATTGCGTGCGGTTGCGGATGCTCTTGTCGACGGCGCTATAGAATGCACCGATAATCCTGTCCGGGTCGTGGTTTCGGAGGTCCTGATTCACGACCATTTTGTGAATGTGGACGTTGCCGCCTTTGGGTACTTTGGGGCTCTTGGCGCTCTCGCCCTTGAGCAGATCATCGTCCATCTTCTTCTGGGCTTCATCGATCCAGCTCTGAGCAGCCTTCTTGATCGCTTCCGATGGGCCGGTGCCAGGAGTCGCAAACGCATCGTCAAACGCGCGCGCCCGCTCGAACATGGCGGTGGATTCCTGCGAGTCCATCATAATGTTCCCAAGGGTTTTCTGAGACGATTTGTTGAGGTTGTTGAGCGTAGTCTGGAGATTCGCCGCCACCCCGTCCATGCCGGGAAGGTACTCCAATGCCCCCTTGATCATGGTCACGATGCCCGTGATGATGTACGTGAAACCCAGATAGATCGTGCGAAGCCCCATCTGTACGGCGTTGAAAACAAACTGGAACACGCCAAGTACACGAAGCCCGAACGAGATCACGCCCATCAGTCCGTAGAGCGCATTGGTGAGCATGTCCACCGCACTCTGAACCATGCTCGTGGTAGTGCCTCCTTGGAAGAACGTCCCGCCCAACGCAACCAGCTTGGCCCAGAAATGATCGATCGCATCGAAGAGCGGCTGAAAGTGAACCGCTCCCGACTCCACCGCCGAATAGATCTCTTTCCACTTCGTCACCACGTACGCCCCGATGCCCGCAAAGATCGCGCCGACCGCAATCAGGGCCGTTCCGAGAATGGCCAAGATCGGGACCAGGACCAGAGACCAGATCCCCATTTTCTGGATCAACGGCCAGATCGTTTTGAGCCCCTCGTACGCCATCCCCGCACCCTGGACCCCGACCCCGACCGCTTTGGCGGCAACACCCGCGCCCGCCATCGCGACCTTGGCCTTGAGAAACGCCTTGCCAGCCCGGAATACCAGGTCCGCGTACTCCCCGAACTTCTCGACGTAGAACTGCCAATTGTCCGCAAAGTTGGTGATGAATTTCTCCAGCCCCTTGAGGAGCCGCTGCGTCACGTTGCCGAGCTTGTCCCCGATGAACGACGCAAAGCTCGTCAGCTTGGCCATGGTCTCTCCCTCAGGGTCCAGCACACCGCCAGAACCTAGCGCCGCCATCTGCCCGACCTGCTCCTTAATCTTCTCGAACACCGACTTGCCGAGCGCCTTCTTCAAGATCTGGAAGTCGGATTCCACGGTCGAGATCAGGCCGGCCCACGTCGTTCCGAATGCGTCGGTCGCAACACCGAGCTTCTCCATCGCCTTCTTCGTGAGTTCGAGCCGCTGCTCCGGGGAGAGTCGATTGAATTTCTCCGTCAGCTTCGTCCCCATCTGGAGGTTCTCCGAAAAGTACCCCGCCGCCTTGCCGGCGTCCATGATCGGTTTCTGGAGCACCTTCCACGTCTCGAAATCCGCACCCGCACCACCCGTCAAGATCCGGCTGAGCTGCGACCCGGTCGTCGCAAAGTCCCCGCCCATAATCATGCCGAGCGCGAGAGACTCCTTGGTGAGTTGCAGGATCTCTTCCATGTTTCCGGTCACCGACCTGGCACCCGGAAGCATGTTGTTGAACATCTGCGAAGTCTGCTCGAACGTCGCGGGCGACGCCGCCGCAATCATGTAGAGCTTGTCCATCGCCGCCTGACTCACATCCAGGTTGCGCGCGAAGTCGCCGGACGAATGCCCCATGAGCTGAAGCGTGCTCGCCATGCTGTACTTCATGGTTTCGAGCTGCTCGTTGAACTTCACCCCGGACATGATCGCGCGCCCAAGCCCCAGCGCCCCCCCGATCAGACCCGCCGATGCCGCCGCCTTCGCAAACCCCGCCGCGATCCGAAACGTCGACCCGATCATCCGGTCGCCCGCCGCCTGGAACTTCTGGCCGGCCGAGATCAGGCTTTCGCTGAACTTCTGGAGGTTCGCCGACGACGCCGCCGACTTCGTGAAGTCGAGAACCGCCCGGACGTAGTACTCGATCCCTTGCATGGCTCCGGCGGCTCACCCAGAGCCTACCACGCGCCCCCGGTGTGCGTCGCAGACGCCGGAAGCGCCGACTGACGCGCCTCCTCCTTCAACATGTCCGATGTCAGCCTGGACACGCGCAGCACCTTGCTCCGCGGCCAGTGCTCGACTTCCGAGATCGGCTGGCAGGCGTACCGGGCCACGAAGACCACGTGCTCCCAAGTCGGCCACACGACCTTGCGCAAGAGTCCATCCTGCATGAGCCACTTCGCCCGCTCCCAGGCCAGCTCGTAGGGCTCTGTGATGTCCCGGCGCGACGAGGGAGGCTGCGTGAACAGCACGCCGCCCACGCGCCCCATGACCGGCGAATGAACCCAGACAGCCGGCTCCTCCGAGCCACTCTCCGCGCTAGCTCTTCGCGCGCCCGGAAGCGAGAAAGGACTCCACGTCGGCCTCCTCGACCGACTGCATCTCCATGAACGCCGCCTCGACGTAGCGCCGCCCCTTCGTCCCGATCGCTTCCCACCACTTCGCCAGCTTGTCCCGGTTGTCGCGCCCGCTCCACGAGCCAACCTGCCACAGCGACGCGAAGAGCAGCTCCCGCGACAGCACAGACGGGTTGTTGTTCGCCGTCTTCGCCGCCCGGTCCTGCTGTGCCGGCGAGATCTCGATCATGCGAAACGTCAAGTCTTCCTTCTCGAAGCCCTGCTGCTGGAAGAACCGCGAGATCTTGTTCTCCGGGAGCGTGTACTCGACGTGCGGACGATCCACGTCCGTGCGAAGAGAAGAGAGGTTGCTGTTGCTGAGGCCGAGTCCGGGGTCTTTGCTCATGATGGTCTGAGTCCTGGCGATGGTGCTGCGGTCGTGAGATACAATGAGGGATGCCGTTCGTCGAGCGAGGAACCTCGATCATATTCGACCCCCAGGAACTCCGCTGGTCCCGCACAGACCGGACCGGGAAGCGCGTGCTTCACCTCGGCACCGTCCAGATCGGGAGCACACGCCAAGGAGGCTGGATGGACCTGCTCATCGTCGGCCTGCGCGAGGGCACCTTCGAGAACACGATCGTGTACTGGTTCACGAAATGGAAGCGCATGAACGATCAATGGATCCTTCACGAGCAGATCCGAATCCGCCAGTACGAAATGGACGAGCTCGTGGCATCGGTAAAAATGGCCGAAGACCTCGTGACGAAGGGCTGGGCAGCGCACCAAAAGATCGAGAAGAAGCGCGGTGAGGAGGTCGACCCGACCCCGATCTTCATCACCTCGCCCAACGCGGCCCCCTGCCTGCCTCGGCCAATTCGGTCGGGAAGAGGACTAACTTTGCAACATAAGCGCAAAGATCGAAATCTGGCTCTCCGTTCCCTGCCTGGACGCGGAACCTTCCATTCCGATCCAGAGGCACGATGACACGCCGAGACCCGTCGCAGCGGTAGACCGTACCGTCTGCATCGATCTCGTAGCCATCGGTGCCTGGGATGGGGCGAAGGTCCATGACTCTCATCCGTCGTCGACGTACTCCTGCGCCTTCTTGCGCGAACTTCGCAGTGCCGCAAGGGCGTCCTTCGACAAGATCTCGTCAAGCCGAATGCTGGCCGGATCGCGACCCTGCCGAACCAGCTCTACGAGCTTCGGAAGCGCTTCAACAAAGAATTCCCCGATCTTGAAAAGTTGCTCCTTCACTTGGCCTCCTGAAGCGCCCGAACGTAGGGCAGTAAGTCACTCCACAGCACCTTGATGTCGCGCGCGACCTGAGCCCAGTCCAGGGACTCCGCGCACATCCGCAGCTCCTCACACTCGGCCGCCTGCTTCACGAGCTTTTGGACGGCGACAAGCGCCTCCACGGCATCGATCACGCGGTCGGTGTTCTCAGGCGAGAAGAGCCCGAGGCACACGCGCCGGTCATCCGGTGTCGAGTTCTCCGGCAGCGTTGCCCGACAGATCTCGATCTTGGCCTCGGTGGCGGCACTCCAGCCTTGCGCGAGCCGGTCGGCTGCCAGGTCCGACGCGACAGCGACCTGGATCGCCGTGGACCTCGGAGAGGCACAGGCGCCAAGAAAAATCAGGACGGCTGGAAGGAGAGTCCTCACGCGGGCTCATCCTGGCACACGTTCGAGATCCGGTCCAGCGCCCACGCCGCGATCAGGATCGCGTCGGCCTGGTCTTCTTGCCTCGACGACTCGGCCGCGACCTTGGAGGCTCTCCGTTCGCCCGTTGCCCAGAGCTTCACCCCAAACAGCCGGCGGGCGGCTGCGCACATCTGAGGCTTCGTCGCGTTGCCCTTCCCGGTCGCCCATCGCTTGAGCGTCGTGGTGTCGACCTCCGTGAGAGAGTCGAACTGCCCACGGAAATCGAGCGCCAGCTCGACCAGGGTCCGCACCCTCCAGTGTCCGGCATGGGCGAGAGAGAACCGGACGAAGTTGACGCGCTCTACGGCGACCACGTTTGGATTGGTGGCCTGGAGAAGAGCTTGTAAGCGCTCTAGCGCTTGCTGTGGCTTGCCTCGGAGAAGCTTGAGGGTGCTGTGCGCCTGGAGCTTGCCGGCGGAAAAGTGCGCCCACCCTGTCGACTGGCCGAGGTCTAGTCCAAGAACAGACCTATCTGAAAACGTGAAAGACGTAGAGCGCAGCTTCGCCGAAGGCGGCGAGGAGGGCAAAGCGGCGCGCAACCGAGTCACGGATCAAGGTCGCCCTCTTCTCGGCGTGAGATCAGGTCGAGCGCGAAGGCGCGGCGCTCCCGGAACGGGACACGTCGGCCGAAGTCCGCAAGCGAGATCTTGGCGGTGCAGGAATGACCCCGGATCTGCAGGCGGTGGCAGATCGCGCTCCGAGTGCCGGCGGTCGGGGTGGCGCGGCACCGGCGATGCCCGTGGGCGTCTTCGTAGCAGGTCCAGTTGCCCGCGTAGACAGCCTGCACGTCGAGCAGGGTCTTGGCCCCGTACCGCGTCACGGCGCTTCTCCAGACCGCGAGCGCGACCAGGAAGCTGACCTCGGGCAGACAGAACATGGGGTCCTCGTCCTGACCTGGCCACTTGTCGGCGTGCCATCGGAGCGAGAGCCCCATCGGGCCGAGCCCGTGTTCGCCGGGCCCCTTGGTGTGACGAACTCCGGGGCGCCCCGAGCTTTCCCGGACTACGACCGAGTCCGCAAAGGCGCACACGGCATCGGAGGCTCCGACGGCGCGACACGTATCCTGTACGCGCTGCCGGGTCTCTTCCCGGACTTCCTGCGACCAGGTGTAGGGCTCGCCCTGTTCGGGGTTGCACTGGCCGACTTGGCCCGGAGGGCCGAAGAATGAAAGGAGGGCTTGTAGGATCCAGATCATGCGGCTTCCGGGGGTCGGAGGCTTAGCACGGTCGAAGCGCAGTCCCGCAGGTCCGGGCTCGGGCTGTGCGAGATCACGACCACGCACCGGTCTTTCGAGATCTCGCGCAAAACGTCACAGCAATCCCGGATGCCCTGGTCATCGAGCGCATCGAAGATCTCGTCGCAGAACAGAGTCGAGCCTTCGGCGCCGGTCATGGCCTCGGCGACTTGAGAGAGCGCCAGCGTCAGCGCGATGTCGACACGGCGGCGCTCCCCGCCGCTGAGGCTTTCGTAGCCTCGACCGCCCCCGACTTCGGTGTCGGCTTCGACCTTGAGCGAGACCACGTCGCGGGCTTCCCCGTCCTTCTTGGTTTCCGTGGACGAGAGCTTGAGGCGGTACCGCCCCTCGCAGATCCGGGTCAGCCAATAGTTCGAGACCTTCTCGACCTGGTCGAGTGCGCCCTGGAGAAGAAGGGCGCGCACGCCGCGAGTCGAGAGCGTCTGCACGACCGCGCGGTAGTTCACCTCGTTGTGCGCGCACTCCTCGCGCGTGGCTTCGAGGGCCTCTCGCTTGCTCTCTGCGAGTTCGAGCGCCTTGTGAGCCACGCTGAGCTGTTCGGGAATCTTGGTGTTCTGGGCTTGGGCCTTGGCGAGTTCGCGCTCGTAGGCTTGATGCGCGGCGCGAGCACTCCGGTCTTGCTCGAGCTTGTCCTGCAACGCCTTGGCTTCTTGGTGCAGATCTTCGACTTCCTGCGCATTCTCCTTGCGGCGAGCTTCGGCGTGGGCGTCAGCTTCTTGCGCAGTCTTTTCGGCGGCTTGCACGTCGCGTGCGAGTTCGTGGCGCAGGTGCTCCGAGATCGGTTGGCCGCAGGTCGGGCACAAGTCATCGCGCAGCCGCTCGGCGTGTTTCATCGCCGAAAAGTAGGCGGCGCGGGCCTGGACTTGTTCCTGGTCCTGCTGACGCAGCGACTTTTCGACTTGCGCGACTTCATCGAGCACTTGCCGATGGAGCTTGGAGAGCCGCTCGACTTCTTGGGGCGGTAGGGGCTGCTTGATGTTCTCTGGAGGGGCTGGCGCGCGCTCGTGTTGGAGCACTTCGGTGAGACCCTGGATCTGCTGGTGGAGGCCCGAGATCCGCTCGTCAACGACGGCCAGCTCGGACGTGAGCTGTAGGTGCTGGACCTGGAAGCTCTTGTGCTTCTCGCGCGCGGCGCGGTATGCGACTTCCAGGCGTTCTGTCCCGACCATTTCCTCGACCAGGCGCTTGCGCTCGGCGTCGGACGCCTGCGTGAAGCTCGATGCGTCGGAGCTGGAGAGCACGCACGCGCGGCGCCACTGGTCGAACGAGAGCCGGACTACCTGGTCCAGCGCTTCTTGGGCCTTGGTGGTGGTGTCGCGGGTAGGGCGGTCGCGGGTGTTGGTGGGGCCGTGGGAGAGCTTGACGGCGCCCTTGTTGCGCCGGACGGCTTCGTAGGTCGCTCCGTCGGAAGACGGGTCCGCGAACTCCACGGCGCACGAGGAATCGCTGCTGGACCAGACTTGCGCGCCCCGGAGAGTTTTCCCCCAGACCGCCAGCGGAGTGGCCTCAACAAGGGTGCTTTTGCCCGAGCCGTTGGTGCCAGTGACGAGCACGACGCCACGCGGGGGCAGTTGAAGGTCCAGCGCTTCGTGCGTCGTGACGCCCCGGAGCGTGATGCGCCGCACGATCAAGGGGCAGCCCCCTTCACGAGATCGCGGGCAGCTTGGAGCACCTTCTCTTTGTCCGGCGAGCCTTGGTACTCGGTCGAAGAGACGTAAGTCGAGAGCGCCTGGTCGAGAGACTTGGTGCGCTGCACTTCTTGCGCGACTGCGGCGCGCTGGAGCGACTTGGCGGCCAGCGGTTGTGAGTCGACGCGCACATCGGGGCCGACGGCCTCTTGCAAAGCTCGGGTGTTCTCGGCGCTATAAGTCTCGAAGGGCTGCATGTAGCGGAGGTAGAGGTGATGCGGGGCGCCGACTTCCGCAGCCTTCTTCGCTTCGAGAGCTTCCTCGATCGAGGTCACTTTCACGAAGCGTGGTCCTGAGATCGGGAAGCACTGGAGGTTCGGGGAGTGCTTGAGCGTCCAGCCGTCTTCTTCGGAGCCATCGATCTCCAGGAGCAGGATCGAGCCGTAGGGGTCGCAGAGATCGTCCAAGTTCTCGATCGTGGAGGGATTGTCGAAGCCGGTCGGGACGAAGGCGCCGCACTGGACCACGTGCAGCGTGCGGCCTTCGTGGACCTCAGTCCATTCCCGGTGTTCGTGCCAGTCGCCGAAGACGGCGACGATGGCCTTGGTCTCCTTCATCGCCTCGAACACGGCCCGGACGGGCAAGTGCCGGTCGCCTTCCCGGAGCCACGGTGCCGTTGACTCATCCGAGATCCCGCAGTGACCGACCCACAGCGCAGCCTTTGCGCCGTGCTCTCGGAACGCCTGGAGCACGGACTCCCCGGTCTGGCCGGCGGTGTAAGGGACGAGGCAGCACTCGCCGTCGATGTTGACTTGGTGGGAGCCTGGCTTCGTCGCGACGTACGCCAGCGGGCGCAGAGGTGCGAGCGCGTGGTCTTCTCCGGTGCCGCGCCCGCGGTCGTGGTTGCCTGGGATCAGGATCGGGACGCGGCGTTTCTCGGTCAGCGGATTGGTGAGGGAGCGCTGCACGAGGGCGACGAGCTGGGGGGATGCGTTGCACGAGTCGAAGATGTCGCCCGCCACGATCAGGTGGTCCACACCGATGTCGTGGGCAGTTTCGAGAGCGGAGCGGAAGGATTCATCGATCCGGCGAGCGCGCTCGTTGATGCCGTCTTCGTCGAAGGGGCCTCCCAGGACGCGGTGATTGGCGTAGTGAATGTCGGCGAGAATCAGGTACTTCACGGGCTGTTTTTCTTGGAAAGCTCGGTGCGTAGCTTGGGGTGAGCGAGCATGTATTCGCAGGCGGCCTTCCGACCTTGCCCGATCCGGGTTTCGCCGTGCGAGAACCAGGCGCCGGCTTTGGTGAGCAGGCCGGCTTCAAGAGCCAGGTCGAGCAGCTCAGAGCCCTGGTCGATGCCCTTGCCGAACAAGATGTCGAAGACCGCTTCGCCGAACGGGGGCGCGCACTTGTTTTTCACGACCTTGGCGCGGGTCTGCATCCCGATCGGGGTATCGCCGTCCTTGAGCATCGTGATCCGGCGAACGTCCAAGCGCACGCTGGAGTAATACTTGAGCGCGTTGCCGCCGGGGGTGGTTTCGGGGTTGCCGAACCGGACTCCGATCTTTTGACGGAGCTGGTTCACGAAGATCACGAGCGTTCCGGTGTGAGCGGCCGAGGAGGCGAGGCGCCGGAGCGCACGGCTCATCATGCGCGCTTGAGTTCCGACGTGCTGGTCCTCGATCTCGCCGTCCAGCTCAGCCCGAGGGGTCAGCGCCGCCACCGAGTCGACCACCACGATCCCGTGGTCGCCGGCCTTCGCAATCATGTCCACGATTCCGAGAGCTTGTTCCCCGGAGTCTGGTTGCGCGAACGTCAGCGCCTTGGTGTCGACGCCCAGCGCTTTGGCGTACGAAGGGTCGAGGGAGTGCTCGGCGTCGATGAACGCCGCTTGGAGCCCCTGAGCTTGAGCGCTGGCGATGGCGTGAAGGCAGAGCGTGGTCTTCCCGCCCGACTCCACGCCGAACACTTCCACGATCCGGCCCCGTGGGAGGCCGCCTATCCCGATCGCTTTGTCAAGCTGCACCGAGCCCGTGCTGACGGTGCGGTACTGCTGTTCGGGGCCGATCCCAAGCTTCGAGATTGAGTTCGGGCCGTACTTGGCGACGATCGCGGCAAACGCAGTGGAGCGAGGAGGTTCGGGGGCGGGTTGCTTCTTGGCCATCAGAACGGAATCTCGTCGAGGTCATCGTCGGGATAGCTCGACGTGGCGGCCTCCGGGAGGGCCGGGCGCCGAGTCTGCTCGTGATGCTGGACGGCCGGTACTGGCGGACCTCGACGAGCGCCCCCCTTGAGTGACCCATCGGGGTTGAGCATGTTGGGGCTCATGGCCTTGCCTTCCATGACGGCGCGGACCTGAGCCTCGGTGGGGATCGCGATGTGCTCCCAGAGATCGTGTTGGTTCTGGATCCAGTTGAGCATTTGCTCGGGGTCCTCGGACAAGGGGCTCGGATTTCGGGCGGCCTGGAACGAGTAGTTCGTGCCGGTGCGCCCCTTGCCTTCGCGCTTGATGAGGAGATCAAAGCCTTGAGGACTCGGAGTCACGAGGTTGACGCGGGCGCGGCCGGTCATCAGGGCTTGGATCTTTTCGTACACGCTCTTGCCGTTCCACTTCCGCCACGGGTAGCTGGCTTCGTAGATCATGGGACCGAGGGCTTCGCGATCACGGTCGATGACGTTGACGAGGAAACGGCGCTTGGCCTGCATGTCCTGCGACAGCTCGTAGTCGGTTACGTCGCCGGTCTCGGCGAGCCGGTCCACTTCATCGCAGATCGCGCACCGCTGCCCGACGTTTTTCTTGGGGCACGGGACCGAGACGTAGCTTTGGGGGTCGTCGGGACGCGCGAAGAAGTGCTTCCAGAACACGAAGAACGGGTCGGGCTTCTTGTCGATCGCGGCGAACTTGGGAGCCCAAGCGGCGAGCGGCGGAATGACCCGAACCTGCGACTCGCCCATGGGGGCCGAGAAGAAGAGGGATGTGTCGGAATCGATCTTCTCCTGTTCGAGGTTCTTCTCGACTTCGTTGATGTCAAACTCGATGTAGGAAAGGGGCTGGTCGGCGGGTGCTGGGCTTCGGCGGGAGGGCATGTTGAGGTCTCAGGTGTTTGGAAAAGAGTTGGTTCGGAAGTTGGTGGATTGGGGTTCGGTGGAAGAAGGGTAGTTCAGGACCGGATCGCGGGGTCGAGCTGCATCTCGCGCCGGAGCATGGCGCCGAGCGAGATCAGGGAGTCGCGCTTGGTTTTGATGGCTTCGAGGTAGCCTTTCAGCTCTTCGCGTTGGGCGGCGAGTTCGGCGAGTTCTTCGCGGGCCTTGGCGGGCGCCGGCATCTTGGAGGCGGTGGCTTCGACGAGGGCTTCGGTGGGGCGTTTGATGGCGGGGTCGTTGTCGAGGAGTTCACGAGCTTGGAGGTAGGCGGTGGCTTCGCAGTCTTTGACCTTGTGTTTGGCGAGAAGAAAGGCGCGCTCGGTCTGGGCGGCTTTTCGGACCCAGTATGCCATGTCCGCGGAGACGCGGACGAACTCGGCGTTGATGTCGTGCTCATTGATCATGACGCACTGGGCGAGGTAGTCGTCGAAGGTTTCGTCGTGGATCTGGGTCATGGGGCTACTCCTTCTTGCGCGCTTGGGGCTGGCGTCCCGTAGGGACGGAGGTCTCCCCAAGTTGGCCCGATCTCTACGTCGACTTCTAGCGGGACGTCGTGCGGGGTGTAGTGCGAGGTCATGATCCGTTTGATCTCGGGCACAAAGGCATCGATCTCGTGGTGGGCGACTTCAAAGAAGAGGGAGTCGTGAATCAGGAGCACGAGGTAGGCGTCGATGCCTTCGTTCAGGATCCAGGTCACGGCCTGGACGCCGCTGGCGAGGCAGTATTCGTGGCCGGTGCCCTGGATCGGGGTGTTGTAGGCTTGGCGTTCGCCGCGGGAGACGTTGGCCTTGTCGGTGCTGTAGATCGCGGACAGGGGACGTGCACGGGCCTTCTTGCCGTTCCAGTAGGTGTGGGCAACGCCGGTTTGCTTGGCAGCGTAGATCGTGCGCCGGATCCAGCGTGCAAGGCCGGAGAACCTGCCGAGCACGATCTCTTTGGCGAGTTCGGCTTCGGCGTCGCTGATGCCGGCGGCTTCGGCGATGCTTTTGGTGGAGCTGCCGTAGATCAGGGCGAAGTTGATGGTTTTGCAGACTTGGCGGCGTCGTTTCTGTTCTTCGGCGAGGGCTTCGCCGGTGAGGCCGCCGCAGGTCTCGAAGGGGCTTTTCCAGACCATGTCTGAGATCAGTTGGGCAGTGCGCTTGTGGGGGTCTTCGCCGGTCTTGAAGATCTCGATCATGGCGGAGTCGCCGGAGAGCATGGCGGCGACGCGGACCTCCAGGGTCTTGTAATCGAACTGGAGGAACTGGTAGCCTGGGGAGGCGCGATAGATGCGTTTGGCCTGCTTGGCGTACAGGCCGCGAGAGGGGAGGGTTTGGAGGTTGGGGGAGGAGCAGCTCATGCGGCCGGATTCGGCGCCCATGATGTTGAAGCTGCACCGGACGCGCTGGTCGGGGTCGACGTGGGGGAGGAGACCGCGGGCGTAGGTGCTCTGGAGCTTCTCGGCTTCCTTCCAGGCTTGGACGAGGGGGATGACGGGATGCTGGTCGGCGAGGCGGGCGAGCGTGTCCTTGTCGGTGGAGAGGGCTCCTCTGGCGGTGTAGGAGATCGGGGCGAGGTCGAGGCCACCCGTTCTCAGAGACGAGTACAGGTACTCTGACAGGCTTTTGTGGGATCCTGGGTTGAGATCCGGTGCGTAGAGCAAGATATGGGCGAGCAGTTCGTCGGATTTGCGGGTGAGCTGGTCACTGAATTGCTGGATCTCGGGAACGGAGACTTGGAGGCCGCGCTGTTCGACTTTCCCGATCGACCATGAAGCACGCGCGAGGTGACTATCCAGCAGCTCGCGGTAGGGCTCTACGAGGGGTTCGTAGTGGCGGGCGAGCAGCGCGGTCGAGACCGTGTCGCGGGCGCAGTAGCGGGCGCGCAGATTGGGCTCCATGAGGCCGTAGACGTAGACCTCGGGGTCGGAGGATGTGTCATCGACGGCGGTGAGCCAGTCGCCCGAGGGCATGTTGCCGTAACCGGCCATGGATTCGGAGTCCCCCCATGCGCTTGTTCGCCACTGGGTCACGATCCGGTTGAGGCGCTCAGTCGGGGTTGGGGGGCGGGTCTCAGTTGGAACTTGACGGCGCTGCTTGCGGCCGTTGGCGAGAGTGCGCTCCTGGATTGCGTGGGCGGTTGCGACGGGTTTCTCGGCGGCGGTGCGAAGACTTCGGAGGACCTTGATCAGTTTGGCGAGTTCTTCTTGGGCTTCGGCCTTGTGGCCGCCTTCGCCGACTTGGAAAGACAGGTCGTCCAGATTGCCGGGACCGTTGGCCTGGATCAGGCGGCCCCAGACGTAGGTGTCAATGACCTGGACTTCGGGGCGGCGGCAGGGGTCGAGGCGCAGGGCTTTGGAAATTGCGCGCAGGTCGAACTTGACGTTGTGGCCGCCGACGGCCGACAGGTTGGTGAGCACCTGGACGAGAGCGTGGCGACACGGGCTGTCGAGTTGCAGGAAGTCTTCCTGCCAGACCCATGCCGGGGAAGCGGGCGCGTCGATGTCGACGAGGGCGAGGGTCGAGATCTTGAAATTCGGGGAGCCCAGCCTCCCGAACGTCTCCACGTCGAGCGCAACGCGGCGGCCGTGCAAAGCTTCGACGCACGCTTGAGCGTCTTGGGAGTTCTCGATCTGGCAATACTGGCGCTGCTTGAGGGAGTGTGCGGGATCCGGGTTGTGGTGAAGTGCCCAACTGAGTTCCTGGTCCAGCAGCCCTTTTTGGACCTTCGTGAACTCCCGAAGGAAAAAGAAGGTCGGAGTCTGTCCGAGCCAGACCCAGGGACGTGTCACGCGCTCGACCCATCCTGTACCTTCGCCGCAGAGCATTTCTGCCGTGCGCTCCCCGAACGCCAAGATCCGTCCAGGTCGCTGATGCTCGATACACGCCACGAGGTAGCGTGTCGCTTTTTCCATGCCTTCGGGCTGCGTCACGTCATAGTGCATCCAGTCGTGAAACAGCGCCGGCTTTCCCGTGACACGCTGCACGGTGTCCCGAATCAGCTCTTCCTGCTTCGGCGAAAAGTCCCCGTCGGTCAGCACGAGGACGCGGTCTCGTGCTTCTTCGAGAAACGTGGACTCGCGCAGATACGGGTCCACTCGCTCGATCGGATAGACCCGAGGCGAGGCGTGAAGCGGAAAGACTTTCACGGGGTCGGAGCTTTATGGTCCTGGGAAAAGGCGCCCATCATTTTATCGATCTGGTCGGAGGTGAGCTGACCTGTGGAGGCATAGACTCCGAGCATCCCCATGAGCATCATCAAGGTCCGCGAGATCACTTCCAGGTGATACGCTTTGGACTTTTCGATTTCATCGACGGTCGCGAGCAAAACGCGCTTGGCGTCGACGAGGAGAGCTTCTCGGGTGGCGTCCGGCACCTTGATTCCGAAGTGCCTCTCGAAGAGGGCGACGAGGGCAACGGCTTTGGCGTCAAAGGTGTTCATGTCAGCTCCTTGAGGGTCACGATCACGCGGTCAATGCGTGCGGGAAGCGCATCGCGGTTGAGGCGCCGAAGCACCGGAACTTGCTCATGTACGCTCAGAGCCCACGGTTTGACCTGGTCTTCACCCATGTGAGCCAGGGCCAGCTCGACCACTTCCCGGAGGTTCTTTTTCTCCAGAACTTGCTGGACCCAGTCCGGCGAACTCACCGGCAGTGCTTCCGAAACGGGAGGCGGGGCCGCGGTCCCCGACTCTTCCTTCGAGGGCTCTTTGACGGCGAGCACGTCTCCCGTTTCCAGGCTGAACTTGACGAGAGTCCCACCTACGAGAACCGCAACGCCGAAACCCTTTTTCTCGAAGCGCTGAACCCTCTCCACTCTCTTCCCGTTGTACTCCTCTCCTGCCAGAAAGCCCACGACGGCAGGGGTTCGCAACGGCACGAGAGGCTTTCGTACAGGTGCGGATGTGGGTACAGGTGCGGATGTGGGTACAGGTGCGGGCGAGGACGCTGGTACCGGTACCGGCGGTGTACCGGAATCCTGATGGAGCTGCGCGTGCTGGATCACTTGCAAAAGCTCCATCGCTTGCTCGTACTCTCGCACGTGGACTTCCACGCGAAGCAAGTACGGGTATTCCGAGGGCGGGACTTCTTGGTAGATGGAGGATGACCGGATCCGGTGACTAGGCATGGCTTTATCTTCTTGCGCACTACGGGAGAACTTCCACATCCGACTTTTCGGCAAGCGCCCACCGCAAAGCCAGCTCAAACGCGCCCACGTCCAGCGTGTCTAAGTCCGCGCCCGCGGGGAGCTTGACCGCGTACGCCTCCCCGCCGCCCAGCCGAAGAGCCTGCGCAATCCCCAAGCCCTCGCGCCATGCGTCCCCGTCGAGCGCGACGATGACCGGGCGCCGGAGCCCCCGGAGTCGCTCCACCTGCGGGCGCGTCGGCTTCCCCAGCGCCGCCACCGCACGCGGCCAATGGCGCAGCGCATCGAGCGGCCCCTCGGTCAAGATCAGAGGCTCCACAGTCTCTCGGCTGACTTCGGCGTCGTTGTAAAAGCACTCGGCCCGGTTCATGCCCGCCGCCGTCAGGTACTTCGGAACCCCGCTCCCGGTCGTGCTCCCAATCGAGCGCGCCACCCACCCCAGCGACTCCCCCGCCGCATCCCAAATCGGAAACACGATCCGGTGACGGTGCGCTCCCGTACGTGCGTACCCCAGACGGGCCGGACGCCAGAGCGCAGGGTCCACACGCCGCGCCCGGAGGTACCGCCGCGCGTGCAAGGTCTCCGGGTCCGGGTCCTCGGGGTCCAGCGCCACGTAGTCGCTCGGCTCTTCCACCAAGTCCACATCTTCCCACTCATCGGAGACCTCGCTCTCTTCCAGCTCGCCCCACTCGCCGGGAAGCCTTCCCCGCAAGTCGCACTTCCAGCACCTCCAAAATCCACTCGACCGGCTCACGCTGACCGAGCGCTTGAAGTCCTGCTTCCCGGTGCGGGTCAGGCACGCGGGGCAGTTGACGCGAACGTAGGGGGACGGTCCCGTTTGGGCTTCCAAGTACGCCTCGGAGATCTGGGCAGACCAGTTCATCGATCCCCGGATCTGTCGTTGATGTGAGCCAAAGAGATGCTCGTCACCACCGTTTGGAGGAGCCCGATCAGGCGCAGGCGGTCGCGGTCCCCCGCAACCGCGATCGATTGCGACGTATAGTCCGGGTGCGAGAGCAGGCACGCGATCGAGATCGCCCGGATCTCGCCCCGCTTGGCTTGTTCGAGCGCTTCTTCGAGGATGAAGACCACGTCGAGATTGATCTCTTGGTGGAGGTCATGCACAACCAGGTCGGGGGAAGTTTTCTTCGGAGTCTCGGAGGTCATGGATCATCATCCTCGTCGAAGAGACCCGCAAGGAGGGGAACGATCCGGGCGCGTTCGAGCTGCGACGGGACTGGCCCGATCTCGGCGCCCACGCCCGGACCGCGGTTTTTAGCGACGTAGAACGAGCGTGCGTGGATGTCGTTGGGGTCGCGATAGATCGTGATCACGGCGTCGGAGGTGCGGCCTTTCCAGGACGAGTCGGAGAGGTCGTTGACGTCGGGGCGGACGCGATCTTTGTCCTGAATCTGCTTGACCTGGGAAGCCGTGATCGTCCAGTTGTTGTGGTCGACCGCGAGCTGGCGCAGCCCTTCGTACACGACCTTCATCTTGTCGTACGCTTTTTCGCCCGGCGCGTCCATCTTGTCGGCGTAGTCCACGATCAGGACGTCGTAGCCGTCGCGGAGGGCTTCGTGGTCGTCCTGGATCTTGGTGACGAGGCGACGGAGCTGCCCGACGGTGGAGCCTTGCGGGAGGTACTCGACGAAGAGGGAGCCGGAGTTGTACTGGGCGAGCCGGTCTGCGAAGCGCTGTTTGGCGAGCGGGTCGGAGAGTGCGACCCGGTCGATGGGGATGCCCGAGATCCAGGACACGATCCGGGTCAGGGTGTTGGAAACGCCTTCTTCGGTGGGGAGAAAGATCACGCGCCGGCCGCAGAGCCAGGCGTAGCAGGCGACGTGGACCAACATCGCGGTTTTGCCGACGTTGGTGGCGGCGGCGAGGGTCACGAGGGAGCGGGCGGTGAAGCCGCCGCCGAGCGCTTGGTCGAGGGCGTCGATGCCGGTCTTGAGCCGGTCCACGCGCCGGAGGTCTTCGATGGCGGTCCAGACCGAGTTGGTGAGCGCGGTGGAGCCGACGGAGGTTTCGTGGCCGATGCGTTCGGCGGCCTCGATCTCGCGGGCACGGGCGAGCAGGGACTTGCCCTTGCCGTGGTCGGTGACGGCATCCCGGATCGCGCGTGTCAGGGCTCTGCGGCGCAGCACGGGGGCTGCGAGTGCGACCAGTTCTTCGATTGAGGGGATACCCCCGTCGATGTCTTCGACGTCTGTGACGAGCTGGAGGGCGCTCTCCAGGGCCGACATGGGGAGGCGCCCGGAGTCGTGATCGGCGCGGAGCCGTTGGGCGACGACGGCGGGCCGGGTGGGGCCTTCGCCGGTGTCGCGGGCGACGGAGGCGCAGGCCCGGAGGAGTTCGGCGCCGCGGGGGTCGCGGAGGCAGGCGGGGTGGAGGTGAGTCCCGATCAGGGACCAGAACCGCGGGATGGTGCAGCAGGCGTAGACGAGGGCGCGCTCGATCTGGGGCTCGAACTCTTGGTAAGGCTCTTCGGAGGTCTCGGAAGGCCGGAGGAGGCGCACGCGAGGGGGGTTGTGGGGGGCTGATGTCATGCGTTGGGCCAGACCCAGAGACCTTGGCGGACTTGGTGCTCGAAGAGCGCGGTCTGCATGGTGACTTGCGCGTGTGCGTCCCGGAGGAGCCTCACAAAGACAGGCTGAGGGAGGACCTCGTCGAGAACTTGCAGGGCGACGTGGGGGAGAGAAGCTCGGCGGACGCGGAGGGTGTGGTGGGCGTTGCGCTGGAGGGAGAGAAGCTCCGAAACCGCGGAGAGCGGGACGATGAACTTCACGGCTTGGAGCTGGGTGCCGTACTCATCGAGACAGGTGCGAGCCCAGCGCTTGACGTGGGCGCGGGTGCCGACGATGTAGAGCTTGGGAGTGCGTCCAAAGCGCTCGACTTCTCGGCGCCAGCACCACTCGAAGAATACCCACGGGGACAGGCCGAATGAGCGCAGTACGGCGCCGGCTTCTCCGAGGGTTTTGATTCGACCCGGCGGAAGCGCTGCCGCCTTTTTCTTTCCGTACAGCCTAGAAAGATAACCCTTGGCTCGGGGCTCGTGACGCCGAAGAACCGCCTTCCAGGCGAGACCCATGAAATGCGCCACTGTATCCATTGGCTCTTCCCGGACCAGCGGGAAGGCGGGGCGGTAGCAAGCCGGAATCGGGGCAAAGAGTCGCGGGGCCACAGCATCGTAGACCTCGCGCGGCATTTCCCAGCGAGGCAGCGAGCCCCCGACCGGCGCGAGCATGGCCCCCCAAACTTGGCCGTGCTCGTCTCGAAAGTAGGAGATTACCCTACCTTGTGTGTTTGCTCTAGGCGCGGGGCCTAATCTCTTGAAAGGCGCCGCAGCGGCGCCGACTTTCTTGGCGGTGCTGGTTGCCTTGGCCCCTGAGACTTCCTGGGAGCCTCCAGGATCGGGCTTAGGGGGGTGGGGGCTAGTGGGCAAGGGTTCGCACCTCGGAAGAGACCAGGGAGGCTCCTAGGACTTCTTGCGCGATCCTGAGTTTCGGTACTCTCTCAAGTTTTGACTAAGCCCTAAATATTTTTGTGAGACCTGACTTCGCTGGACCTGCTGTCGGAGGCCGAAATTTCTTCGATGTAGGGATTTTGACTACATCGCCGGATCTTTTTTTTGTTTTCTGGAGAGAGTCAAAGACTGCGAAGCAGTCTGCAGACGAATCGGAAGAAAACAAAAAAAAGATCTGACTCTGAATTCTCAGAGACTCTGAATTCAGAGTCAGAGATTCAGAATTGCAGGGATCATGCCAAGACCTAAGCCAAGACTGTAAGTCCAGTAATCAGGTAGAGATTGACTGAGAGCTTGAGTGAAACTTAGGCACTCTCAGGATGCTGGAGTCGTACCTCTACGGCAGGATTGTTAGTCTACGTGGAGAGAGAGTCAGGCCGACAAGGGCGAGATCTCGTCCTCCGCTACCGGTGGTTCATCCGCCTGGACTGCCTCCCGGCTCTGTGCCCTCAGCTCCTCCAGCACGTAGGGCGCCCCGATCTGGAGTGCCGTCCTTAGGACGTGAGCCATCTTGACCCTCACCGTCCGGGTGTGTCCGGGCGCCTGGAGTTGCTCCTCCGTTGCCTGTGCCAAGGCGCGGCAGAACACGGCATGAAGCGCCTTGGGGAGCAAGATCGTGACCGGTACATCTTCTTGGTTCATGGGTGATGCGTTCTTTCAGTGGCCCTCTCGGGCCAAAGCGTGTGATCGACGATGCAGCGATATCCCTCCCGCTGGCAAGCCGCCACCCGCGCCTTGGCATGACTGTTCGTCCACGGATTCCCCTTGTCCCCAAACTCCCATACCGTCACCGTGGTTTTGTTCTTCGTGACTCGCATTCCGCGACCGATCTGCTGGAGGGTATCGATCACGCTCTTACCCCCTTGTGCATTGATCACGGTCGCAAGGCTGGGGATGTCGACTCCCTCCGTAAAGACCTTGGTCGCGACGATGAAATCCGTGCGCCCGCTTTCGAGCTGCTGGCACGCCGCCTTCCGCTCCGGCAGCGTCGCCGAGCCATGCACGAACTTGGTCGTGATGCCCTGCGCATTCGCCAGCTTTGTCAGCGTCCTTCCATGGTCTACCGACCGCACGAACACGATCCCAGGCACCTCCCCTTCCGCCTTGGCCTTCGCCATCGCCGCCAACACCGCACCGTTGCGATGCTTCGACCGACAGATCAGGGACTCGTAGACCTGCCTCCACTCGCAGAAATCCGGGAGGGACTGGTACACCGGCACGATGCGCACGGTCGGCACCGCCAGCACCCCCCGGTCCTGAAGCGTCTTCGCAAGAATCCGGTACACCACCGGCCCGATCGCGCCCACCGCCACCATCGACCGCCTGTCCCCCCGGTCCAGCGGCGTCCCCGAAAGCCCGACTCTCAGCCGAGCGTTTCGGAAAGACTGGAGCACGGAATAGAAGGTCGCCGCGGGCGCCGTGTGACTCTCATCCGTGATCACGCCCGTAACTCGCTCCACGAGCCCCGCGTACCTCGGCGTCCCCTTGGCGGCGTAGAGGGACTGGAGAGTCGCACACGTCAGTCTCTCCCCCTCTGTCCACTGCCCGTCCCCAATGAAGCCGGCCTCGGTCCCCGTCAGCTTCTCCCAGCGACCCCGCACGTCGAGCGCGAGGTGACCCCGATGCACGGCGAAGAGCCAGCGGCCAGGGACCGCATGGGCTATCCCAGCCGCGATACGGCCCTTCCCAGACGCGGTGGGCGCCCAGATGATGCCGCGGCCCGGCTGCGGGTGCGCGACCATCCTGGGGCCTCCCAGGAGCCACTGCTCGATCGCGTCCACCTGATGCGCGTACGCCCCCACCATCTCCCACGGTGCTTCTCGCAGAGCGCTCAAGTCAAACTCCGGCATCGGCGCCCTCAGCTCGAGCTTGTCCACCCGGAAGCCCGCCCGCCCGCAACCGGCTTCCACGGTCGAGAGCAGCCCGGTCGGAAACGTAGGGTCCAGGTTCGGGCGAACACGAAGCAGCCTCACCCGGTCTTGGACGTTGTACCCCTGGGACCTCGCCCACTTTGCTTTGGTGTTCTCGAAGGAGAGAAACTCGTTGAGCCAGCGCAGCTCCTCTTCGGAAGCCTGCCGCACGAAGGTCCAGCTATTGTCGACCGCCAAGAGCATTGGGCATCTACTCGATTCCCAGTGCTCGTAGCATACCCTGAGCCAAAGTGCCACCTTTGCCGGCAGCTTTCTTGAGCGCCCGCTTTGTTGCCTTGAGCTTCGCCGCCGAATCGAACTCCAACCGCAGCTCGAACACCGGAGCCGACGGGTCCCGGTCTTCCGGCTCATCCCCCCCGCCTTGTTCGGCGAGAATGCGGTTGATGTCGCTCGGAGCCGCTGCTGCGAGCAGCCCTTCGATGTCGTCCTCGCTGAACCCCGAGAGCGTCAGGTCCAGCCCGAGTGTGTCTCTCAGGTCGGATAGGGTTGCCGCGACCATCGTGAGGTCGAGCTGACCGCGGAGCCTGTTCATCCCGATCTGGAGAAGTCGGACCTTCTCGACCGGGTAGTCCGGCGGCAGCACCACCGCCGGCACCTCATCGAGCCCGACTTCCGAGGCTGCGCGCACGCGATGCACACCGTCGACCACCTCGAAACGGTCCGGCCTGTTCTCCAGCGCCCGCACGAGAACGGGCTGGAGAAAGCCCTCCGCGGCGATGTTGGCAACCAGCCGGTCAAAGTCGGCCGGCGGCATGACGTTGGGATTGCTGGAGGGTTCGCAGATCTGGCGGATGGGGAGTGCGGGGTCGAGGTGCGGGGTCATGCGCAGTGGAGGTTGAGGGAGATCAGCTTCTGCTTCAAGCGGGCGCGCGACTCGACCATCCGCTCGCACCAATAGTTCTTGTGCCGCCCGTGGTCCCGCACGAGCTTGACCAGCGGCCCACGCTCTTCCGAGAGCAGCGCCTCCCGAAGTCGAGGGTCCGACTCCACCTCTTCCGCCGCCTGCCTCACCTGAACTGCTCGCTCATGTCGGAAGTAGGCGTCTTCCATGGATTCAGGGACGCCGAACAATGCCTCGTCGAGGGTAGGGTCGAACGCAACAGGAATCACGTCTGCGACGTTGACCTTGTACTCGTGATTCCGCCGCAACGTGACGGCGGACAGGCAGCGCCGGACTTCGTTTGGCAGCGCCCGCGCCAGCACGCTCGTGATGTAGTTCTTCGCCGGGACCCCCAACTCGGGGTTGAATCGCGCCATCGCCTCGATCGCGAAGATCCACGCCGCCGACTCCATGTCTCCCCGGTCGACATACGTCCATTTCCGGCACGCGGCGCCGATGGCTTTGGCTACGGTCGCGTGAAGCTCTTGGTAGAGGTCTGACTTGGTTTGGCTCATGTTGGCGCCTCAGCAATCCGCCAAACATTGAATGGTATCCGCCAGAACGAGCAGAGTTTCGGGATCGGGATTCTCCAGGTCGAGTGTCGAGGCCATCGTGCGGATGGCGAGCGCGATCTGTTCGAGCAAGTAGCCCTTGGGGACGCTGTAGATCGCGTTCTCCATCCGCTCGGAAGCGGCTTCGATGGCTTCTTCGGAAGCACTCTCGACAAAGAGCTTCGCGCAATCTCGGAAGCTTTGCGCAACATCACGGGTAGAGATTCGTTCTTGTTCGGTGAGCATGAGGGTTCGGTCTTTCGGTGGGTTGGGAGGTTAGGAGTCGGAATCGCGCTAGCCACCCGGAGGGAGTCTCTCCGAGTAGCAAGAACGCCCCCGACTCGGGGGCGAGGGAGACCGGGTCGGTCAGTCGTCGGCCAGCAGCTTGGCGGCCAGGCGCTCCTTGAGCCCCTTCGCCCGGTCTTTCAGGACCCCGAGCGTGACCCCGAGGATGTCTTCGTACTTGATCAGCTTCTCGGTCAGGGCGTCCAGCTCATCGGAGCGGGATGCGATGCCGCGCCGGTTCATGTTGGTCTCGGCGGCTTCCGCGACCAGAGACAGCGCCAGCTCGGCCTCTTCCATGACCGCCTTCATCACCGCGCGCATCGCGGTGGCTTTGGTGTGCGCCGGAAGGTCGTAGATCTCGTGCTGCGAGACCTGCTCCAGCACCCGCTGAATCTTGCCCCACAAGGGGAGGTCGCCCGATGGGATGAAGTAGTACCCGCCGGTGTTGCGCAGAGAGACCGCGGAGACGTTCTTGATCACGAACGTCGAGAGCCAGTTGCTCACGTCCGGTGTCGCGACCACTTCGGAGTGGTGCGCGAAGACCTCGCGCACGATGTCGGCCTTGGAATGCGCCTCATCCGAGAGGCAGAGCACTTCGGTCATGTCCTGGACCTCGGTCCAAACCCGCAGCTCCTGCGAGTAGGCGTTGTCGCCCCCCGCATCTTGACCTTCGGAGATCAGGACGTAGCCGCCTTTCTTGCCAGGGCGCACGATCTGGCCTTTGAAGGCGACCTGCTTGAGCGTGCGCTCGATCCGTTTCCCAGACGAAGGCTGCTTGAGCCGGTACTCCTCGGGGAGCCCGGCATCGTCGAGGGCGGCGTTGATCTCGGAGATCCGCACGTCCCCGGAAAGGGACCACCAGATCACTTTGCCCGCAAGGTCGGAATCCGCGGTAGAAGAGGCTGCGATGGAGAGGTGCGTGTGAAACTTCGGTGCGTTCATGGTTTCGGTTTTCTTTGTTGGTTCGGTTGGTTTTGGGGAGAAGTGCCCGGTTGGCGCTTCGTGAGTAGACTTTACCTGATTCCAGTAAAACAGCAACATAAAAAATGAAAAAATGTAGAACTTCCACCGGCTAGCGCGTGAGTCTTCTCTCCGGGGTTGGAGGAAGCTCACGCGCCGGGAGAAGACTAGGTGCGGTCAGGTGCCGAGACAGATCTGTTCGCCCCAGCTCACGGGGGCGCGACAATAGGCCGAGGTCAGCAGCCAGACCACGCCGACGCCCTTGGGAGCTTGGGCGGGAGCCGGGCCGTCACCGTCGGTCGCGATCACGATCAGCTTCGGCTTGATCTTGGCGGCCTGGTACTCGTCGAAGATCGGGCGAAAGTTGGTTCCGCCGCCGCCGGTGAGCATGGGGACCACGTCCCGCCAGGACTCGACCTTCGTAGGCCGTCCCTGGACGGCGGCGTCGCAGGCCAGCACTGAGACCGTGCCGAGCTGCGAGGAGAGCATCCCTTCCAGCTCGGTGACGGCTTTCCGCAGATCTGTGGGGCTCATGGAGCCCGAGGTATCGATCGCGAACCACACGTCGCAGACCTTGGCCTCGCGGGTGGCCAAGATCGCGGGGGTCCCCAAGCAAATCTGTCGGCGGTGGGGGCGGGCGTAGGTTTTGGTTTCGCGGCCGGCTTTGCGGACCACGACAGTTGCGAGGCGGCGCAAGCGGCTTTCCCAGCGCACCTGGGGCGGGAGGAGGGCGGCATCGGCCCAGCGAGCCAGCGCAGCGGGGACGGTGCCGCGCGCCTTGGCTTCGGCCTTGGCGATGACTTCGGCGGCTTCCTGCGAGATCGCCTCCATCTCTTGCTCGGAGTGGAACGAGATCGGGTCGCCGTCTTCGTCGAGCTGACCTTCGGAGGGCTCGTCGGGGAGGGTTTCGCCGCCGGCACCGGAGCCACACTGACCGTTGGCGGGGTCGCGCTTCGTGGGTTCCTGGGAGCTTTCCTGCTGGGCGCCGGAGTCGCCCGCACCGTCGGTGCTGTCCCCGTCTTCGTCGCCATCCTCGGAGGGTGTAGGGGCTTGAGATTCTCCCTCGCCATCCTCCGACTCGCCATCCTCCGACTCGCCATCCTCCGACTCGCCATCCTCCGACTCGCCATCCTCCGACTCGCCATCCTCCGACTCGCCATCCTCCGACTCGCCATCCTCCGACTCGCCA